ATGCCTCTGACTGATACCGCTGTGCGCCAGGCCAAGGCGGCCGAGAAAGAATATTCCATGACGGATGCCAGCGGCCTGTCGCTGTTCGTCGCTACCAACGGCACTAAGTCCTGGCACTTCCGCTTTTCTTGGCACGGCAAGCAGCCGCGCATGTCGCTGGGCACGTACCCGGAAATCACCCTGAAGGAAGCCCGCGAGCAGCGCGATCAGGCTCGGGCACTGGTTGCCAAGGGCATTGATCCCCGATTGCAGCGCCGCAAAGAGAGACGCGCCGCCGCCGATTCGTCGGTCAAGACCTTCGAAGTGGTGGCGAACGAGTGGTACGCCTTCAAGTTGCCGCGTTGGGCGAAGTCCAAGAGGGGCGCCGCGAATCAGGCCCAGTTGTACCTGGACAAGGATTTGGTGCCGTCACTGGGAAAAATCCCCATCGCAGAGGTGACACGCTCGGAAGTGCTGGCCACCCTGCGCATTATCGAGAGGCGCGGTGCGCTGAACGTTGCGCGCAAGTGCCGCACTTGGCTGAACGAAATATTCCGCTTCGGAATCGCCTCGGGCTATCTGGAAATTAACCCGGCGTCTGACCTCGACATCGTGGCCGCCAAGGAGCCGCCGGAAAAGCACAACCCAATGCTTCGCCAGCATGAGCTGAAAGCGTTCCTGACTGCGCTGCGTGAGGCTGACCTCAAGGACTACACGCGCAGCGCAGTCAGGTTGCTGTTGCTCACCGGCGTGCGTACAGGCGAGCTTCGCGGCGCGACGATCGATCAATTCGACTTCGACGGGGCGCTGTGGACGATCCCAGCCGGCGTTGTGAAACAGTTGCAGAAGGTGATCAGGGCAAAAGGGGGGGATTTTGTACCGCCGTATCTGGTGCCGCTGTCGCGGCAGGCGGTCGAGGAAGCGCGCAAGGTGCACCAGATGACTGGCCGTTACAAGCTGCTGATCGCTGGTCGGCATGAACCGACAAAGCCAATCAGCGACGGCACAGTCAACATGGCGCTCAGACGCATGGGATATGAAGGCAGACTGACCGGGCACGGGATCCGTGCCACGATTTCAACGGCCTTGAACGAGATGGGTTACAACGAGGATTGGATCGAGGCGCAGCTTTCGCATGCGGGTTCAAGCAAGGTCAGAAAGACCTACAACCACGCGGAATACGTGGAACAGCGGCGGGGGATGATGCAGGACTGGGCCGATTACTTGGATGCGCTGGAGTCTGAGGGCTGACGTCGGGCGGCGGCAAGCTGCTCGCTGTTCCATTGCAGAACCTCTGACTTGACCCAGGCCACAGATCGAGCGCCGAGCTGCACCTGTTTCGGGAACAGACCTTGGGCCGCCATCGTGTAGATCTTGGTGGTGCCGAAGCCCACCAGCTTTTTGACTTCCGGCAGGCGGATGAACTCGACCGGTTCTTCGTGGTGTTCATTGCGTGCGGTATTCATCGTTGCTCTCTCCCGGTTCCGTCGCATTTGTTGCAGATGGTTGAAGATGCCTCTTCGATGCCTGTGCAGATGGTGCCAGCACCGAAGCACTCCAGGCAGGTGTCGAAAGGATCGCTTGCCTTTGCAGGCTGCACCAATTTGATTTCACCCGGTGCCAACGTCGGATCCTCAACGATCGTAAATCCGAGCGCTTCGGCCCGGCGCCGCGCCTTATTCCCATTGCCGGGGCTGAAATCTGGAATGTGGCAGTCACAGCGAGTGCTGCATGACTGGGGGAATTGGCATTGAGCCTTGGTGGCAATATCGTCGCTCCGCTGATCCGCCACGTTCAAGCGCTGTTGCAAGGCATCGCGCTCGGCCTCGACCCGCTCGAAGTCTGCAACTAGCACAACGCCGATCCGCCCGAGCGCAACGCCTTCAACCAGCCCTGTCTCGCCAATGTGGTAACGCTTCACTTCAGTCATCACAAAGCCCTCAGCAAAAGAGTTGTGCCAGTGCCAGCAGGCACACGGCGTATTCAAGGATTTGATACACGGTCAATCTCCCGCTCGCGCAGCTCGGCCTCAGCGATCTGGCGGGCCTTGCTGCATTTGTCGTGGTTGCCATGGGCGCGGGACTTTCCGCACTGATCGCAGATGGTTACGAGGTCGAGCGGCTTCATCGGCCGCCCGCGGATGGTTGTCTTGCGGCGGAGGGCGGTCATGGCTCACCTCCAGTAAGTCACGCCGTCATCGCACAGCCATGCGGTTTTCCCGAGGGTGGCAGTGGTGACGATCGCTGAGGGGCCGGTGGCCGTGGAGCCGTAGCCGAGATTGAGATTTCCGGTTGCTTCGCCGACCTTCTTGCACGCGCCGGAGTGGACGTAAGCGTCCAACTGCCGTTCGTGTTCAACGGCAGACAGAAGCATCAGCAGGAAGCCGAGCACGACTAGGGCGAACAGTAGCGGGGCGCTGAATAGAATCGGGCGTCCTTTCATGGCGACTCCTTCAGCAACTGATTGCCGATCTTGGTAATTGCCGCGCGGATACGTGCTCCATTGCGCTGGATGTCGCGGCGTTCATCCATCAGGCGTGCAGTTGCCATGTATCCGCAATCCTCCTCTTCGTGATCCTTGTCCGGCTCGCACTGCTGGATGGCGTGCACCCAACCGTGCCAGACGATCACCTGCCCCATCGCCAGGTCATGAACGTCGGGGTCGCTCCAGTAGCGGTCGCGGTATGGCTTCAGGTCGAAGTAGGCCCCATCAGCGTCGTTCTGCACCTGCTTGATGGCCTTGCCATTTTCAAACAGCTTCGTACGGTAGGAGGCATAAGCAACGGCAAGTTCTGTCAGTCGTTCGGCGGGCGTCTTCATCACGCCCCCTTCAACACATCAATGACGATCTTCACGCCGCTGGCCACGCTGTCCGGCTGCTGCTGGGCGTAGCGGGTCAGGTCGGCAATGGCCTTTGTCCGGACCGGCTCCCGGCGAATTGCAGCGCCGAGGCCCTGCACGAAGTCGAGGGCGAACCGCTTGCCCTCCAGTTCCATGACGCGGTTGATGGGGCCGGTGATCACCAGTTCGGGCAGCGGCTCACCGGGTTTGATCGGTGTGACATTGACCGGCTTGGGCCTCGCGGCCTTCATCTGCATGTCACGGGCCATTTGCTGGAACTGGGCGCGCTCCAGCGCTTTGAGAGCGATTGAGTTCATGGTGAACCTCGATACTTTATTTCCGGGGAGGGCTATGATGTTGTTGGCGTTTTTAATCGTCGGTAAATCAAGGAGATTTAGATGCGAAAGGCAATTGGTCTATTAGCTATATTATTTTTTGTCGGTGGTTCAATTTTGGCTTGGAATCTGTTGCAAGCAGAAAAGCTAAAGGGGCCGGAGTTTGTAACCTTAATTATTGCGCTGGCCGTAATTGCATTGGTTGTTGTATTGGCGGGAAAAGTTAAAGAGTTTTCTGTTGCGGGTAATATGATCAAGCTGAAAGACGAGAACAAAGCTGAGGAAAATCTACAGGAGTTGAAGAAGGCTCAAATAGAATCGATTCGGCTCAATCTGAGGTCAAGGGCCTTCGAAAAAGAGGCACAGTACGGCGTTCCTGGAGACCTATGCGTTGAGCAAGATCTTTGGGATGTTTATGCGCAGGCCAAAAGCTTGAAATGCTTGCCATTTATAAAAGATGAGCTGTTGCGAGTTGTACGGTCTGCAAAAAACAAAATTCATTACACGCTCTTAACAAAGAGTCATGGAAATAGCATTGTGCCTATCGAGCCGTATGACTTGATTGAGCTCACTACTGAATTTATGAGTGAGGGCGCACTTCTGGAAATATCTAAAAAACAAAACGATCTGAATCCTGGTAGTGGCGATTTAGAGGAAGTTAAAGCGTTTGTGCGTGCGAGAATTGAAGAGTATGAAAAGTTATCTCTTCTTGAGAGAGAATTGATGGCTGTTAAATCAGATGCGCCTGATGCAGAAAGTCGAAGCACTTTGTACTCCCAGCTATCTGAGTGGTGGCGATCTAACTAACACTCCGAAAAGAGGATGCTATGCTGGCGTCAGTTTTTTATTGTTTTCGAGGTGTATATGAAACGAGTTGGATTTGCGCTTTTTGGATTATTGCTGGCTTTCGTCGCTATTGCAGGAATAACTTACCTTCTCTATGGATCAAAAATAACGTCACAAGAGTTTGTTGTGCTTGTTATATCGTTCAGCGTTATGGCGTTAGTCGTTTGTTTTGCTCCAGAAGTGCAGGAAATTTCGATTGCTGGGAATGTTCTTAAACTTCGAGAAATAAAGTCCGAGGCTGAAAAGTCCATCGAGCAGTTGCGTAAAGCACAAGCTCAATTTTTCCGTTTTATGCTGCGCACAGGCGTTATTTATTCAGGGGTATACAGCCCGCTTGGGTCACCAGAAAGATTTATAAGTAATGATTTCTGGGAACTGCTTGAGGAGTGCAGAGAAACCGGATGCCTAAAGGCCGTGCGGGATGATTTGCTCAAGGCAATCGATGGTAGCCTTGTCCGAATGTCCTCAGGAATCGGAGCGATTAGGGATGATGGCTTGCAACTCGACTTAAGGCATGACATGAGCGATTGGGAAATCAGGATGGCTATCGGCGAGCCTGATATGGATGTGGTAAACAGAACTTGGAATACCGAAAAAATTGATCGTAAAATGTTTGATAGGTTTATTAATGTAATTGTTAAGGAATATTTGAAATTAGCCACAGTAAGGAACGAAATATCCAGGTTGTGATCGTTTTAATCGATCTTTATGTGAAGTGATAAGCCGCTCAAAGAGCGGCTTTTTTTTATGCCACCTGGGTAGGCGGGTTCATGGCGAAGTAGATGCGGGCGCAGGCCTCGGTGTCAGGTCGAGCTCGGTGGCCACCTACCAGTTCCTCACCGGTGAAGTGGCGGAGGGCCTCAGCCACGGTCGGCTGCTTGTACTGGCGACCGAACCCGGCGGCGATCATCTTGGCGGTTGGCGGACACTTCACGATGTTCTTGCTGCTCTGGCAGGTGCAGTAGCCCGGAGTGGTTTTGAAGGCTTCGGCAGCATCCTTTCCGCGATAGCGCGACAGGGCGATGCGCATGATCCGGTCGTCGAACTGGATGTTGTGGGCGATCCGAAGGCCGGCGCGTTCGTGAATCGCCATGAAGCCGTCCAGCGCTTCGGACTCAGGGATACCCATGTCCATCGCCATTTCGGTGGTGATGCCGTGGATCACCGCGACTTCGTTGGGGATAACCCAACCGTCTGGGCGCACCATGGCTTCGAAGGAGTCGACCAGCGCGCCGTTGGCGTCGTAGGCCAGAATGCAGATGTCAACTAGGTGGGGCTGGCGAGGGTCGTCGCTCGGCTCCTTGAACAGCGGCAGGCCGGTGGTTTCAGTGTCATACGGGGTGAGAAGATTCATGTGGCTTTTCTCCAGGCGAAAAGAAGGCGCCCGTAGGCGCCTGTGGTGTATCGAGGGTATGGGTTAAACGACTTGATACAGCGTGGCGACGACCTTGTAGCTGTGCTCGAGCGCTGATTCGCCCTCGGCTTCAACCGCTACAACCTGATCGTCGAGCAGGCGCAGCAGCAGGGACGACACCTTGTCGCTGTCGATCGCGAGACGGCTTTGCACCCAGTGAGCCTTGAAGGGCTTGGTCTGGGCCTTGAGCACGATCAGTTGCTTGGCGTCGTCGTAGGTGAAGTCGCCGAACTCCTTGAACGAGGCGTCAACACCACCACCAACGTCTCCGCCTTTGATTTCGAAGACGTTGCCGCCATCAACCGCTACGGCAGCGCCAGACTCGACCATTGCGTTGAGCATCAGGGCCGCTCGCTCGTTGGTAATGCTCAGCGTCCCGGCAATTGCCGCCGCGCCGAGTCGACCGTAGGCAATCAACTGTTCCACGGCTTCGGTATAGAGCGGGTCTTTGCTGCCGGTTTGATCGTCGGCGTCGGCAAGGCTGATTTTCTCTTCGCCGCGAGGGTTCAGCATCACTTCGCGGGCGCCGGTGTGATCCATCGGGCTCACCACGCCAAGGTTCTCCATCTTGTTCATCAGCTCTGCGGCACGGTTGTAGCCGATTTTCAACTTGCGCTGCACTGCCGAGATTGTTGCTCTGCGACTCTCCAGGACAAACGCAACGGCCTGGCTGTACAGGCCATCTTCAACTTCCCCGGTAGTGTGTTCGAATCCATCCGGTTCATCAGGCCCAGTCGCCTTACCTTCGAACAGGTTGCCGGTCATTTCGCTGACATGCAGCGGCAAATCTGGCTGGTCGCGGTCGGGCCGGATGAAATCCAGGCCTTCGTTGTAGTCGTCGGGTGCCATCACCAGCAGGCAGATGTGGCCGGCACTGTCGATTAAGTCATGGCGATTCGGGTTCTTGGCGTCGACGATGGACGTCAGGGTCAACTGCTTGGAGTTGAACTTGACCTCTTTCATGATCAGCTCAATGGTCGTGGCGCCGCGCGAAGCGATGATGCCGATAGCGTTATGCGCGGCCTTTTCAGCGGCTTCGGTCAGTCGCTCGATGACCTCCTGTTGCTGGCCCTCGTTCAGCTTGCTGTACGGCGAGTGCAGATTCTTCAGCTCGAACAACCCGGCCTCAACCAGGTCATGCACCAGCAGTTCGTGCGCCAGGTCGGACGGCTCGATGCCCGCCAGCTTGGCGCGCTCGATGATTGCTTTGTGTTCCATCTTCATGGGTAACCCTCAGTGCTTGGCGATGCGCTCAAGCTTCGACTGTTGAGCTGGGCTCAGGTTGGTGTGGGCGCCGTACCGCTTGAAGCTGGCACGGATGTTCTCGACGAATTCCAGTTCCCAGGCTCCACTGGCATGCAGCTCAGCGGAGGCGAGGATTCCGGCGAACTCCTCGACACTGTCGTAGATGTCGAGAACGGACTGGGCAGCCATGTCACGCAGCTGCCCGGGTGTTCTGCACGGCCTGAATGTGATTGATCAGGGCGGCGCAGATGCGACCAAAGTCGACTTCGCGGTACAGCGAGGCGCCGCGCTCCTTGGCCACAACTTCAAAGCCCAGCGAACTCAGGAAGGCCGCTGACACCGTGAAGCCAAGGCGGTCGCTCAGATCACCCAGCTTGAGGCGCTGGCCATCGTCGACAACCTGCGTCGGCGTTTCGACAGCCTTGATCGGCGTGCTCGTGACCGGCGCCGACTCGACGACTGGCGTCACTGCCTGCTGCTGCACGACCGGTTCAACAACCTGCTGTTGCTGTTGAGTTGCGAGCTGCGCCTTTTCTTCCTCTTGGCGCTTCAGCTCGGCCTGCTGCTGGTCATGCTCGTTGATGCGCACTTTGATCAGCGCCACCAGGTCATCGTTGGCCTTCATCACCAGTTCCTGTGCATCGTGGAACAGGAAACCGTGCTTGATCGCCAGTTCGTTGAGGCTCTTCAGGTTGGCGCGGATCAGATCAGCGATGCGGCTGGCTTCGATCTTGGCGCGGGCCAGCTCGGCGTCAGCGGCTTCCTTCAGGCTGGCAATGGTGCGTTTGCCCTTGATGGCGCCCGCGAAGTCCGCCGGCACCTTCGGCATGCGGATTTTGCTGTTCAGCGTGACGTTGATCTGGTCAATGTGATCCTGCAAGGCCTTCGCCGAGCTCATAACGATCTCAGTGCGAATATCGTCCTTGCGGGAGTCGATGCTCTTTTTCAGATTCAGTCGAACCCGTCTGGCTTCGGCTGCGATATCGTCGATTGCCTTGAACAGCGCGTCGATGCTCTCGGTCTGGCTCAGGGCGTGTTCTTTCGCTGCCTTGAGCCGATCCTCGACATCGCTGCACCATTTGACGGTGGTTTCAGCGTCAGCGAAATGCTGGTCGGTGGTCAGATCAGTGTTGATGCCGGTGAACACCGCCAGAGCGTGGGACTTGAAGGCATCCAGGTTGCTGGCGGTGACCATGCCTGTGACTTCGATGCGCAGGGCAGGGAGCTGGTCTGGCGCGGCGCCGATGACTTCGACCGCCTTTTCCTGCGGGGTGAAACTGCCCAGTTCTTCCTCGAACTGTTTCCAGCCTTCAATCAGCAGCTCGGCGCGCCTAGGCACAGGCCGGTATTCCATATGCACGAAGTTTTCCGGCGTGCCGTCAGAGCAAACAAAAATCACGCGCTCTGCGCCGCTCACCAGCAACTGCTGCTCAAGCTGCCAGTAGTAGTGGGGCTCAAGGCTCTGCGCTTTCACCTGAGCGACTACCTTGGCGTTCCACAGCTTGTGCTCGAACAGCGTGTCGCCGAGCATCGTTGCGCCATCCATGGACGCCAGCAGGTTGCCGCTGGTGCCTACGATTGGGTACAGCTCTTCGCCGATCATTTCCTCGACGATGGGTCGGGCCAGCTCTTCCGTGGCATGACCGCGATCGAACACGGCCTGCTGAGCAGGCCCGACCTCGTCCACGATCCCGGTTTTCTTCACCGTCAGCAGATCGGTGCGGGTTTGATACTTCGATTCGCCCATCATTGCCGGCGCTTCGGAAGCGGTGAAGTAGCTGGCGCGAAGGGCATGCCACTCAGGCGAACCCTGCTGGACGTTATGCACTTTCATTGGTGGCTTCTCCTTCGATTGGCGTCAGCGCGTGGATGCGCTCGATCTGCTCGGCGGTGAGGGTGTACTTGCTGGTTAGGTTGGCCAGCAGGTGTTCGGGGCTGGTGCGGTTCTGCGCGATCATGCCGCGCCACTTGTCCGCGTTTTCCTCGAGCTTGCTGTCCGGGTACGGCGGCAATTGCTTTGGCTCGTCGGTTCTGCGTGGCGGGTTGAGGTCACGCATCGGCTGGTTGGTTTCTTCCAGCTCGTCCGGGCTGTACACGCCGAGAATCACGTCGGGGCAGTACAGGCGGGACCACCGTTTTGTGGCCAGGTACGCCAGTTGCTGGCGTGGATCATCAGCCCAGAGCGTGCTGTTGCGAGTGCGCGCCTGAGCCAGAAGCAACTCCAGCACGCGGGGTTCAGCTTCGCCGCGGAACGTCGCCCAGACACGGACGCCCAGGCCTTCCTCGTCGGCCATCTTCCAGCCTGGAACCCGGTATTCGCCTTTGTCACCCTTGCGAATCTCGAATTTGCCGATGACCTTTTCCCAGTCGCCGTACCACTCGTAGTGCAAGCGATCCACGACCGGCGCGCAGGTGGTGATGACCGCGTTTACAAGCTGGGCTTCATAACCAAGAACGCCGTTCACAAGGTGGGTTTTCTGCGCCACAGCGAAGGGGTTCATCTTCCACTGCATCGACTGCATCACCACGGCGAGGCAGTCAGCGGAGTTGCCGTTGAAGTGTTTCGGAAGGGTTGCACGACCCAGCGCCATGACGTCTGCCAGGCGCATCATCTTGTCGAGGCTGTCGCCGTCCAAAACCAAGGCGCTAGTGCTGGTCGCGGCATGAGGAAGGACGTGCATGTTTTGTTCGTGCGCCACAGGCGCCAAGGTTGTCGGCTGGCTCATTTGTTTACCTTCCGCGATTCGACGTATTCGGCTTCAGTGGCGACCGAGACAAAGCGGCGATCCTCGATCTTTTTCTTTGGGTCTTCGTGTTGCTTGACCTGGGCCTGATAGAACCGGTCGCGATCCCACACGCGGTGGGCGTTGATGACTGGGTCATGCTTTCCGGTTGGATCCACCAGTCGGATGTACATGTCTTGAGCTTTCATGGGGATTACCTATTGAGTGATCAGGCCGCCGATTGCCGGGGCCAGGAATACGATGGAGAGGAAAAGCAGCCCGACGATGGTCGAGGCCCTGCGGATCGCGCGGCGCCGAGAGCGCTGGGTAGTGGTCATGGTGCTGACTGTTTGCGGTAGCCGGCGTCGTAGAGAGCCTGCAACCCGTCCTTCCGGTGACCCTCAAAATTCGACGAGAACACCGCGTCCATTTCTTCGATCGCCGCTTCGCGCTCTTGCTGAGCGATCTGCTCGGGCGTGCGGATCGGGCGGAACTCGTCTACCCAGGCCGGGCTGGTCGTCTCCAGTGCGAAAACCAGCACCTCGCCCGGTGAAAGCGGAAATGCACCGTGCACGACCTTGGCACGATGCCAGGCGTAATCATCGTGCATGTTCCGGCGCATCATGGCTTCAATCTCAGCCCCAACTGGCGGCAGGCCTTTACCATCCCAAGGGGCGGGTGCTGCGCTGAGTAGCGCCACTGCTTCATCCCAAGCCTTCAAAGCATCTTGCTGGCTGCACCACGGCGAGCGGGCCAGAATTTCCCGAGCCTTCGCTTCATTGTTCAAATTCATGACACCCTCGCAATCAACATGCCGCGCCGCACTTCAATGCGCAGCGGCCGGGGCAGATCGGCGACCAAGAAAAAGCCCTGATTTCTCAGGGCTTCGGTCAGTTGTTTGGCAGTTCGGCAGATGATCGTCACGGAACTGACCTCCGAATGTCGGTGAGAAAGGCCTCGGCCTGTGCCTGGTAGATGCGATCCAAGCGAGTCACGTAGTGCTGGTGCTCGCCGATATCGATCGCGCCGAGCGCGTGGGCCATTTCGATGGCCATGCTCGTCTCGGCATGCAGTTGCGCCGACGAGTCGCCGGCACGCAGCAGGGCAAACCGTGAATCGATCATGCCCAGTGCAATGTCATGTTTGCGGCTCATGCTGCCCACCGTGACCGGCGTTGGTTGGAGTCAATCTCAACCCACAGCGCCGTCTCGATCTGTTTGTCGAGCTGGTTGGCAATCACCGGCAACTGGTGCGCAGGCACATCCATCCGCATACCGTCATCGTCGTAGCAGATGCCCGACAGAACCTTGAACTCCAGTTCGCAGCTGCCGTAAAAGTCCCAATCGCTGTTCCAAGCGCTGAAGCAGGGCGGGATGCTCTCGCAATGGGTCACCTCCACTTGGAGGACAAACCCTTCAACAATCACTTCGTGTTCCATGGTGGTTGCCTCCGTGGTGGCGGTGGTTATTGGTCTGCATCGGGGTGTGATCTTGTGGTCAGTCGCTTAGTAGGGCTGTTCAGGCTGCGCATTCCACGACGTTTGCCTGCTCCCGGAATCGCCACCGGGACTCTCGTTGGCCTTTTTATCTGCTGGAGCAACCCAGCAAGCACCCAAGGGTCGAGCCGTAGACTGAAGATCACACCCCGATGCAGCCTGCTTTCGCAGGCGCTTCGGTATTTCCTTCTCTCCAGCCGCGACCCTGTCCGCTGGAAAACTGATTTTGGTGCTTTGCGCTGCACACCCGGGACAGTTGCCATCCCTCTGGATCGTTAAGGCCGATCCATCGCTTGCCTGGTCTGGTGCCACTAAAGAGCGTTGGCTTTCGCCGCGTTTCGCCGGATGCGACCGGCAATTGAGTGAAATCTACAAGTGTTTCTTGGATTGCTGCAAGTGTTTCTTGTAAATATTTACAATGAAAATGGCGCATGGATTTGTAATCCGCCCGTTTTTTGATGGTTTTACAAAGATTTAGGCAATAAAAAACCCGGACTTGCCGGGTTTTTCATCATTCGGTGATGGGAGACTCTGAATCGTCGTACCCTGATCTGACTCTATCGGCAATCGCGTGAAGGGCGGCTGATTCCTCGGAAGTCAGTTTCCCCTCGGCACATCCCATGGTGATGAAAAACAGGTCGGCCATTTCGTGAGCGCTTTGAATCTTGGCGAACCACTCTCCTTCAACCATGTGGCGAAGAAAAGTTTGTTTCATTGTGTCCTCTGCCTGCTTGAGAGCTTGGGAGGCCATCAGATAGTCACCGACGCTTTTTAGAGTGACGTTGTACTCTTCATCGGTGCTCGTCTTTCTTGCTACTTCGGCACGTACGCGAGCGGCGAATGACTCCGTAATGCTCTCGGACATGTCCTGCTTGAACAACGGTGCTTTGCCCATCATCAGCCATTCAGCGGACTTTCCTAACGCTTTGGCTAGATTTTGGAGCCGCGCGCCTTTTGGATGAGCCTTACCAGACTCCCAGCTTTGTACGGCTTGAGGAGTGACAGATAGGATGCGCGCAAGCTCGGACTGATTGAGGTTCAGTTCCTTCCTGGCAGCGGCTATTCGGGATGCAATAGTATTCATGGGCTGAAAATACAGCTCAGTGTTACAAGTTTCATTGCAAATATTACTTGTAGAAAATCCTTCCAATTTGTAGTCTTCCTGCAAATTACCTGAAGAGGTTGCTATGAGTGATAACCCCCCAACCCGAGCGGCCAAAGCCGTAGGGGGCCAGTCTTCGCTGGCCAGAGCACTGAAAATCAAACCCCAAGCCGTTCAGCACTGGTGTGCGACTGGGAAGATTCCTGCTGAGCGTGTGCTTTCGGTGGAGGCCGCCAGCGGTATTTCAAGGCATGAACTGAGGCCGGATCTTTACCCGTCCAACGGTTCGCAGTCGGCGGCCTGACCATGTCGACGAGCCCATTGAACCAAGAGCAGACCGTAAGGGCCCGCAAGAACTATTCGGTTCTCATGCAGCACCTTGCATCTGTCGGCAACGCGCCCGTAGCGCTTGCAGTCGGTTGCGACGAGGCGACTATCAGCCGCATGAAGCCGGAGAAGTTCGAGCAGTTCTGCCAGATCCTGGCTGTGCTCGGGCTCAAGGTCGTCCCTATGGCGATGCAGTGTTTCGACAAGCGAGACATTGAGACCCTTCTGCACCAGGCCAAGCGGTACATGGAGCTGATCCAGAACGTTGACCAGTTGCAGGAGGAGTAGCTGTGGACTGGTTCCGGCTGTATGGCGAGTTCGCCACCGACCCCAAAGTGCAAATGATGAGCGAGGCGATGCAGCGCAGACTGGTCATGCTGTTCTGCCTCGAATGCAGTAACGGTATTGAAACGTTTCATGTAACGGAACGTGAAACATCAATAGCGTTTGCGATGCGCGTTACAGAAGAAATTCTCGCTGAAACCAAGGCCGTATTTTTGGCCAAAGGATTCATTAATGACGACTGGACTTTGGCGAACTGGGAAAAGCGCCAATACGTCTCTGACTCAAGCACAGCAAGGGTTAAGGCCCATCGCGAGAAGAAGAAAAAGGAGGCTGCTGAACGTGAAACACGTATGAAACGTTCCAGTAACGCCCCAGAACAGAACAGAACAGATACAGAACAGAAAGAAACACCACCACCTAACGCGCACGACGCTTTCGACTCGCGAACCAAATTCGCCATGTCCGAGGACTGGCAGCCGAACGAGAAATCGTTTCCCGCCGCCATGACCCTGAACGGACTCGCAGGCCAGGTCTTCGATCAAGACCAGTTTCTCGAATTCAAATCCTTCTGGATCGCATCCCCCGACGACCACCGCACCCAGGCGAAGTGGGAGCACGCGCTTGTCCAGCACCTGAAGCGCGGCATGCGCAACGACCAAGCAAGCGGGAGAACTACCGATGGACGACTCAACAACGCCAGTATCCGACCTGCTCGCCAAGGCTCACTCTCAGCTCCGGACAGAGTCAGAGCAGCCATTGCAGAGCGAGACGCCCGAGAAGCTGCCGCGCGCGCTGATGGACAAGCTGTGGATCAAAATGACGGAGATGTACGGCCATCGCTGGACGGCGAATTTCGGAGTATTGGCTGACCCTGATCATTCCTGGGCAAGCGTGCTCAAGGGCTTGAACGGAACCCAGATCGCCAACGGCTTGAACGCACTGGTCGAAAAGCCGGACGAGTTCGACTGGCCACCGCCGGCGAACGTCTTTCGCGCCATGTGCCTGCAGGTGCCTGGCATGCCTAGCACCAAGGACGCGTGGGTTGAAGCATTGATCGGCGTGTACAGCCACGAAGCCGTCCGAGTAGCTGCCGATGCGACCAGTACGTTTGACCTGCGAGCTGCCAAACAAGGCGACAAAGCCCTGTTCCAGCGCTTCGAACGGAACTACGCCATCGTCATGCGCCGCGCCCAGACCGGCCAGCCGCTGGAGGGGCGGATTGCCAAGGGCATTGGCAGCGACAGCATGCGTCCGGCCATACAGGTCCAGCTCGAGCACAGCCGCAAGGAAGTCGACCACATCGTCGATGTCCTCGAAATCCCCAAAGACCCAAAGGCCTGCCGCGCCATGCTGCTGGCCAAGCTCAACATCCGGAGAGATGGCCATGTGTGAACAGGATCCCGTCAAATTCATCGTTCCGGGCGAAGCCGTGGGCAAGGGCAGGCCACGAGTTACCACCATCGGCGGCCACGCTCGCATGTTCACGCCGACCAAGACCGCAAACTACGAAACACTGATCGCGCTGGCAGCTCAGCAAGCCATGGACGGGCGCGAACTGATCAGCGGGCCCGTGATGGTTGAGCTGCGGATATTCGTCTCCGTTGCCGCGTCATGGTCGAAGAAGAAAACCGCAGAGGCACTGCGCGGCGAAGTCATGCCGACCAAGAAACCAGACGCCGACAACGTCCTGAAAGCGATCTGCGACGGTATCAACGGCATCGTGTTCCGCGACGATGTCCAGGTGGTCAACGTGTCCATGTCCAAACGCTTCGGCGAAACACCGGGCGTCATCGTCAAGGTCATTCCGCTGGAGGGGAGAGCATCGTGAAGAAACCAACCATGCAATGGGCCTGCCGCGAGTTGGCAGAAGGCTGGGTGATGATTGGCGTCGACGTCGACCTGTCGGCACCAGGGCAGCCCGAGTCGCTGCTCGGCTACCGAAGGGCGGTTCATCCGTTCCACTTCGACGAGAGCGACGACCCGGTTATGAGTTTTCAGTCTGTTATCGCTGAAATGACTTACCGGATGTACAGGGGACTTGAGATCGAGGCGGACGCGCAACTTCACCCTGCCTCGCGCGCGCGCACGTTTGGGGCCTGACCATGCTTGCCCTGGCCGAACAGCGGGTTGACTGGTTCACGGTCATCACCGTGCTGTCACGCACCGGCTACTCCCCGCAGTCGGTGGCAGACGCCATCGGCGTGGCGCGTACCACGCTGCTGGGCTGGAAGCAGGGCGCCGAACCTCGTTACACCGAGGGGGAGCGCCTTGTGGCGTTCTGGTGCCAGATCACCGGGAACGACCGTACAAGGCTGCCCATGGTCGCTGTTGGCGACTGGTGGGCTTATCACGCGAAATAGTCGGGAACCCGACACCTCACCTCTCAGATGCTTGCCCTCTCTGATCACAGCTATCACTGAGGGCGGCATCCATGTCCACCACCGCATCCCGCGTTATCCCTGACTACGAGTTCGACCGCGCCGTCGAGGTTTCGGCCGTCATTGGTCGTCTGGTCGTCAGCAACGCGAGCTCGAACCGTGCCGACGTCACCAAGTCCGTGAACGACCTGGTGCTGGAGCTGGCCAAGTACGCGACCGAGCTGCTGGCTGTGCCAAAGGCTGAAGAGCCTGTGGTGGAGTCGCCAGTGACTGATCCAGAGCCGACCACCACCGAGTAACCACCACGGCCACGGCCGTGCGCCGGGCCTTCGCTCCCACAGGAGGCACTACCATGCCAGCACCAGACGATCTGACTGCAAAGACCCCAGGCGAACCGCTCGGCAGCATCACGCCGCTTGCATCCGCCGTGACCGGTGCAGCGGGCGGCACCACTGACACCAACGAATCCAAAGCCGCGCAGGCGCAGCCACCGCTTTATGTGGTCAAGCACATCGCCGGCGGCCGCTGGCGCGTCGTGACCAACGACGATGAGGCCAAGCCCGTTGGTGACTTCGTGGGCGACAAGGTCACCGTGCAGGCCGAGCTGCATCGCCTGCTCGACGGTGGCGAACCGCTCACGCTGGATCCTGAGCGGCTGGCAGACAAGACCGCACTGTCCGAAGCCAAGCCAGCGGCCGCCAGCGATATCGACGCCTCCACCCTCAAGCAAGCAGTGATGACGCCTGACGGATGGCTGTGCCCTGAGCCACCAGTGAAGGGGTAAACCATGGGCAGCAAGCCGAAGAAACCACAGGTCGTTGCCGCGCCAGATCCGCAGGTTGAAGCGCAGAAGGCCGCTGACCTGGCGCAGCAGAAGGCCAACACCGAAACCGCCGCACGTAAGGTGCGCAAGCAGCAGAGCACGCTGCTCTCCACTGGTGGCGCGCGAGGCATTCCCCGACCTGGGGCAACGTCCTCGTCATCGCCTGCCACCGCGTCCGTTCTCGAAACAGGCAAGAGCACCCTCGGATCATGACCCCCGACCAGATCGCCAAAACGTTGAGCACCCTGAAGTCTCTCCGCTCGCCGCATGAGTCGGTCTGGCGTGATTGCTTCGATCACAGCTACCCCATCCGGGGTAGCGGCTTTTGCACCGAGCAGATCACGGCCATGGAAGCGCAGATGCGCAAGGCCCGTCTCATCGATGGCACCACCACAGACGCGGCGCGAATCCTGTCGTCTGGGATCATGTCGGGCCTGACGCCGGCGAACTCGTTGTGGTTCGGCATGGACGTCGGGCAGGAAACCGACGAGGAACGCCGGTGGCTCGACGACTCGGCCGACATCCTCTGGCAGAACATTCACGCATCCAACTTCGACGCGGCCGCCTTTGAGGGGCTGATTGACGTTGTGTGCGCTGGGTGGTTTGCGCTGTACATCGATCAGGATATGCAGAAGGGTGGTTTCACCTTCGACCTTTGGCCAATCGCGAGCGTGTACGCCTCGGCCTCCAAGGCCGGCGGCAAGATCGACACCGTGTATCGCACGTACAAGCTCACGGCTGAGCAGGCGGTGAACGAGTTCGGCGAAGAGAACCTGAGCGAGACCACTCGCAAGCTGGCCAAGGACAAGCCGCAGGAGTTGGTCGAGTTCGTCCACGCGATCTACCCGCGCAGCACGTACATGGTTGGCGCCCGCCTGGCGAAGAACATGCCTGTGGCTTCGTGCAAGGTCGAGGTGGCGGCGAAGAAGCTGGTCAGCGAGTCCGGCTACCACGAAATGCCTGTGGTCGTTCCGCGCTGGATGATGATCCCTGACAGCGTGTATGCGGTCGGCCCGGTGTTCGACGCGCTGCCTGATGCGCGCACCCTCAACGAGCTGTGCCGCATGGACTTGGCAGCCGGTGACCTGGCCATCGCTGGCATGTGGATCGCCGAGGACGACGGGGTTCTCAACCCGCGCACGGTCAAGGTGGGGCCGCGCAAGATCATCGTTGCGAACTCAGTGGAAAGCATGAAGCCGTTGCAAAGTGGTTCGAACTTCCAGTACGCGGAAACGAAGATCGCCCGCTTGCAAGGCTCCATCCGCAAGATCCTGATGGCCGATCAGCTCCAGGCACAGGACGGCCCAGCGATGACAGCCACCGAAGTGCATGTGCGGGTCAACCTGATCCGTCAGTTGCTTGGCCCGGTCTATGGGCGTCTGCAAACCGAGTACCTGCAACCGATGATCGAGCGGTGCTTTGGCATTGCCTACCGCGCTGGCGTGCTCGGCACCGCGCCTGAATCGTTGGCGGGCCGTAACTTCACCGTGCGTTACCTGTCGCCGCTGGCCCGCTCGCAGAAGCTTGAGGAAGTCACTGCGATCGATCAGTTCGTTGGTGGCGCCATTGCTGTTGCCAAGGAAACGCAAGATCCATCGGTGTTGGACAACATCGACATGGACGCAGCGCAGCGCTTCAAGGGCGAGGCGCTGGGCGTTCCGTCTTCCGTCATCCGCAGCGAGGCTGACCGCGACAAGTTGCGCAAGGATCGCGCCGAACAACTCCAGGCACAGCAAGAGCAGGCACAGCAGCAGGCCATGCAGCAGCAGGTTGCTGACGCCACGCTCAAACAACAGGGAGCTGCAGCATGACCGTTGAACAAATCGACGACATGTTCAAGCGCGTGTTCGAGGATCACCACGAAGGCCGGCTGGTGCTGGATATTCTGATTCAGCGCTTTGCCCGCAACGCCTGCACCGTTGGCGGTATCGACGCGGTGCTCAAGACCTACATGCAAGCCGGGAACCGCGAGGTTCTCGATCACATATTGTTGCGGATCAACCGCGCCAACGGCGTGCAAGAAGACGCCAACGACCACAACGAGCAAGGGGAATAACGATGAACTGGTTTATCCATGGCCGACTGGGTCACTTCTTCATGGCTGAGGCAGGCGAGGGCGGTGATGGTGCTGCCGCTGCACCTCCAGCAGCACCGGCGGCCACGCCACCTGCTACGCCTCCCGCCACCAGCGTGCTGGGCAATGCGGCAACCACCGACTTCATTCCCGAGAAGTACCGCACCACCAAAGAGGATGGCAGCATTGATCTGGAAGCATCGTCGCGCAAGGTTGCCGAGGCCTACAAACATCTTGAGACCCGCATGGGTTCTGGTGACGTGCCGCCCAAAACCGCCGAGGAATACGCGGTCAAGTTGGAAGGCGTCGAGGGTTTCGACTGGGAAGAATTCAAGAAGGACGAAGGCACCCAGTCGTTTCTGAAGGGCGCTCACGCTAAGGGCCTGACGAATGATCAGGTGCAGTACGTGATCGGAGAATACATGAAGGCCGCGCCGGGCCTCGTCGAAGGTGGCGTACTGCTCACTGCGCAGGATTGCACCGCTGCACTCAAGGCCGTGTGGACTGATGAACAGACCATGACCAGCAACGTGCGTGCGTCCTTCCGTGCTGCTGAGGCATTCGCCAGCGAGGCAGGCAAGCCGGGCAACTTCGAATCGCTGATGGCCAAGTACGGCAATGACCCTGACTTCATCGCCTTCACCGCCAACATCGGCAAAGAGCTGAAGGAAGATAGCGCCATCAATGGCGGCAACATCGTCAGCGATCAGGACTTCGCTGCCAAGGCGGCAGAACTGCGCGAGCAACTGCAAAAGCTCGACGTGCACGACCCGAAGCGCGCACCTCTCAAGGCCCAGCTCGACGCGATGTACGACTCGAAATACAACAAGCCTCAATCCCGCCTTGGCTGATTCCAGCCGCAAATAGTCGGGAAACCGACACCCTCCATGCACAAACATCGCAGGCATCCCAGCAATGGGCCGGCCTGCGGTGGCACGCAGATACCCGGTAAGCCCCGAGGCGCAGCAAAGCCGATGCACGCCAGGAACCCCGGCCCGCGAAGCGGACACCCGGCAGGCAACCCATTATCTGCATTGGAGTGCATCGTATGTCCCAGCAAATCACCGAGGCGTTTGTCCAGCAGTTCGCTGACAACTTCCGCCATCTGGCTCAGCAAATGAAATCCCGGTTCGAGCCGTGCGTAACGATCGAGCCGAACATCGTGGGCATGTCCAAGTCCGTTAACCGCATGGGCCAGCGTACTGCCAAGCGCCGTACCCAGCGCCACGCTGACACCCCGATCAACGAGCAACCACACAGCACGCGCTTTGTGGATCTGTTCGACTGGGACGATGGCGACATGATCGACGACCAGGACAAGATCCGCATGCTGGTCGATCCGACTTCCGACTACGTCAAGGCAATGGTTGCTTCGCTCAACCGCGCCAAGGATGACGTGGTTATCGCCTCGATGGGCGGCAACTCCCGATCCACCACCGGCAACATCATCCTGCCTACCGCACAGAAAATTGCGGTTGGCGGCACCGGCCTGACCAAAGCCAAGATCATCCAGGCGCGCAAGCTGTTCCGTCGCAACGAGGCGGACAACCACAACGGCGAAGAGCTGTACATCAGCTACACCGCTCAAGCCGCTGCCGACATTCTCGCCGACGCCACCTTGACCAGCGCTGATTATCTGGCTGGCAAGTTCCTCGAAGACGGTGACGTTGAAGGCAAGTGGATGGGCTTCAACTGGATTCCCTCCGAGCGCACTCCGTTCGACGGCGCTACTCGCAAGCTGTACGCGTGGGCTAAATCCGGCGTAACGCTGGGCAAGGGTGCCGATATCACCACGAAAGTGGGTGAGGATCCGGGCAAGGGCTTCAACGTCCGTATCTACGCCAAGATGTCCATCGGCGCGGTGCGGGTCGAAGAAGAGAAGGTCGTCGAAATCTCGGTAACCGAAGCCCCATAAGGGGCTAAGGCCTTCTCTCTACCCATTCAGGAGCAACCATCATGGCTGTAGTTACCACCAAATCCGTCGCCGTTACCAACGCCGACGCACTGCCGCAAACGCTGTCGCCGCAAAGGATCGACGGCGGTCGTTTGCGCGAACGCCTTGGTTTTGTCGAGGCAACCGCAACCGATTCCATTGCATCCGTGTACCGCCTGGTGCGCATCAACTCCGGTGACCGTATTTCCCGGGTTCTGCTGTCTTGCGATGCGATCACCACCGCAGTTGGCGATATCGGCATCTACGACGTCACCGCCGTCAACGCTGGTGCCGCCGTAGACGTGGACTTCTTCGCCTCGGCGCAAGCGCTTACCGCTGCGCTGGTCAACGTGGATGTGACCCATGAAGCGGATGCTGCTGATGCCGGGGCCGGCTTCGGTCTGGCCGACGTCGAGAAACCCCTGTGGCAGGCCTTGGGTCTGGCTGCTGACCCGGGCAAGCAGTACGACGTGGCCGTAACCCTGACCGCTGCAGCAACTGGTGCGGGCACCATCGGCCTGAAACTTCAGTACGTCGACGGCAACTGATCATTCGCGGCGCCAAGGATGGCAATTAACTCAACCGGGGCCGCGTGCCCCGGTCTTTTTATCTGGAGGTTTTGACGATGGCCACGGCAACCGGTGTGTCGATCTGCTCCAACGCGCTGTTGATGCTCGGCTCGCAGACCATCAATGACTTCGACGACCAGCTCAATCTGGATCGGGCCAAGCTTTGCGCCAACCTGTACCCAAGCACGCGCGACCACATGCTGCGCCTGCATCCTTGGAACTGCGCGGTAAAGCGCATTGTTCTGTCCCCTGATGCAATCCCCCCGGCCTTTGGCTACAGCCAGCAATTCCAGCTCCCGGCTGATTTCCTCCGTGTGCTGGAGGTCGGCGAGGCTGGTTTGCAGATCGATTATCTGGTGGAAGGCCAGACCATCCAGGCCGACGCCACCGTGCTGGAGCTGCGCTACATCTTCCGCAACGATGTAGAAAGCACATGGGATGCGGCGCTGGTTGAGCTGGTAACGCTGGCGATGGCCGCTGCATTGGCCTACCCGGTGACTCAGTCGGCCGCTATGCGCGATTCGATCCGCCAGGAACTGGAGATGGCCAAGAAGGTGGCCCGCGCCGTTGACGGTCAGGAGGATCCACCGCAGACCCTCGGCGACGAGCGCCTGCTCGCTGCTCGCTTTGGAGCCTACCGATAATGCCCCGCGTAACTGCAATTCAGACCAACTTCACCGCCGGCGAGCTGTCCCCGCGCATGCTTGGCCGTGTCGATATCGCCAGGTACCAGAACGGCGCCGAGAGGGTAGAGAACGCTTGGCCGCTGATCCACGGCGGCGCTATTCGTCGTGACGGCATGCTGTACGTGGGAACAACCAAATACCCAGGCATGGGCGTTCGGCTGATCCCGTACATCTTCAATCGCAGCCAGGCCTACATGTGCGAGTTTGGCGAGTACTACGTGCGAATCTACTTCTCGAACGGGGTCTACACCGGCGTCGAACTGCAAAGCCCATACACCTCGGCAATGCTGCCGTCGACCGATTATGTGCAGGGCGCCGACACGATGTTCCTGTTTAACCAGGCCGTCCCGGTATATCGACTGCGCCGGAATAGTGATTTTGAATGGACGCTCGCGCCGGCGCCGTTCGTGACCCAGCCCTTCGACGAGAAGGGTTTTTTCGTCAACTCTCCGATGAACATCAATGACCGGACGGTGGGCGGCGGACGAATCGTCACCGCGGCTGCCGTATTCATGGCCTCGGATGTAGGGCGTGAGATATGGGCGGGCGGTGGTGTAGCTAAGATCACCGGGTTCACCAGCACCACGGTGGTGACGGTTGATGTTCTTACAGAGTTCTCGCTGAACAACTTCCCGAACTGGGCGCTGAAAGGATCACCACAGACAACCAACACGCCAAGCGTCAAAGACCCTGTGGGGGCTAGCACAACCCTGACACTGACGGTTGCAGGCTGGCGTCCTGAGGACGTCGGAAAATTCGTAAAGATCAACGGTGGCCTAGTCGAAATTACGTCTTACACCAGCTCGACAGTCGTGAACGGCATCATTCGATCGGCAATGACGGCTGTAGTCGCATCGCCTGCGAATGCGTGGAGCCTGGAATCGTCGGTGTGGAACCTGCTCGACGGGTATCCTGGCACTGGCACGCTGCACGAGCAGCGGCTTGTCATGGCGGGTTCCCCCAGCTATCCGCAAACCATCTGGGAATCGCGCACCGGTGAGTACCTGAACTTTGAGCTGGGCACGAAAGATGACGATGCCATGGCGTTCACGGTGTCGAGCGACCAGATCAACCCGATCACCCATCTCGCCCAGATCAAGGCCTTGATCGCTCTGACCTATGGCGGCGAGTTCAGCCTGACAGGGGGCGTCGAGAAGCCAATCACCCCCACGAACATCCAGGTCAAAAACCAATCCGTGTACGGCTGCAACAACGTCAAGCCTGTTCGCATCGGCAACGAGCTGTATTTCATGCAGCGTTCTAACCGCAAGCTGCGGGCCTTGGCCTACAAGTTCGACTCCGATGCCTACGGCGCTCCGGACATGTCGGTGCTGTCTGAACACATCACAGAGAGCGGCATTATGGACATGGCCTACCAGCAGGAGCCGGAGTCGATCCTGTATCTGGTTCGGGCTGACGGCGTGCTGGCCACGCTCACAATTGACCGCGACCAGGATGTCGTCGGCTGGGCGCGCCAGATCACCGATGGCAAGTTCCAATCCATTGCGTCCATCCCCACCGACGATGGAGAACAGGTCTGGGCCGTTGTTCGGCGCACGGTCGGCGGGAAGCTGGTGCAGTACCTGGAGCGGTTTGTAAGCGGCGTCCAGGTGGATAGCGGAATCATCGCCAGCAATGCCGGCGGCGCCACTGACTGGGGTGCTCTCGATCACTTGGAAGGTCGGGTGGTCGATGTGGTGGCTGATGGTGTGGTGATGCAGCCGCAGACCGTGCTGAATGGAAAAATCAGCCTGCCGCGCAAGGCGTTCACCGTTCAGATCGGACTGAAGTACGTCACAACCATCAAGACGCTGACTCCTGAAATCGGAACTCCCACCGGCAGCGCGCAGGGCAACAGCATGCGCATCGGCGAAATCACTCTGCGATTCCTCAAGACCATTGGTTGCAAGATCAACGGTCAGACCGTGGCTTTCCGCAACCTTGGCGCCCAGGTGCTCGACAAGCCGCCACCACTGTTCACCGGCGATCACCGCATGGAAAACCTTGGGTGGGATCGCGGCCAGGCCCAGTTGCTGATCGTGCAGGACCAGCCGCTGCCGTTCCACCTGCTTTGCGTCATCAAAAAAATAACCGTCAACGATTGAGGTTCCCATGATCCGGCCTGCCAAACATTCGGATGTGCCCCGGCTCGTTGAGCTGGCGATCCTGCTGCACTCGACCAGCGACTATTCAACTATGGCGTTCTGTCCAGAGAAGACAGGCGCTTTCTTTCACGAACTTATCAATGGCCAAGGTGTGATCTTTGTGGCCGAGGTCGACGATGTCGTAGTGGGCGGTATGGCTGGCGGCGTCATTGATCAATGGTTCAGCCATGACCTCATTGCCTACGATTACTCGCTGTTCGTTGAACCATCCAAGCGCAACGGAGTGCTTGCTGTGCGGCTCATTCAGACCTTCAAGGAATGGGCACGGATCAAGGGCGCCAAGCAAATTCACATGGGTATCGGCACGGGCGTCAATGTTGAAAGCACGACCCGGCTTTATGAATCGCAAGGGCTGCGCAAGATCGGCCCGTTATTGATGATGGAGATTTGACCATGGCAGTCGGTGCAGCAGCATATGCGGCCTATGCCGCCTTGGCAGCAGCTACGGTTTACTCGGTGTACACCACCCAGCAATCCGGCAAGCAGGCCAGTCTTAACGCCGAAGCGCAGAGCGATCAGTCGAAGCTGGATGCTGATACAGCAGCCAGCGCCGCTGTGGTGCAGGCAGAGCGCATCCGCAAGCTCGCACGCATTCAGGCCAGTGAGGCGAATGCCGCCCTTGCAGGCTCTGGCGTTGAGGTGGGTGAGGGCACGGCCGTCAACATCAATGAGGAGATCATCGGCAACGCCGAGGAAGATGCCGCGCTGACCATCTTCAACGGAAAGAATCAGCAGTCCCGTCTGTACAACGACGCCGCGAACTACAGCCTTGCCGGGTCACAGGCGCGCTCGAACGCCAACTCACAGTCGATCGGCACCGTGCTGTCAGCCGGTGCTCAGGCCGGCATGTCGTGGAAGGCATCGGCTGCGGGAACTAACGCGACGACACCGAAGGTTGGGGGTAACGCCTGATGGCACAGATTCCGCTTGGAAGCTTCGGACAGGGCCGTGTGCAGCAGGAGGTTGCGCAGAACCGCGTCATGCCGATCGATACGCGCGCTCAGGATCGCGCGGCGCAGGAGGTCGCCGGCACCGTGCAGAACACGGCGCTGGGCGTTCTCGACCAGATCAACAAGGAAGACAAGGCGCTGTCGCGGGTGAAAGCCAGCAACGCGCTGATCGATCGTGAGTCGCAGATCAAGACTATCGCCACTGACCTTGATGAGCAGATGCGCACCGGCAAGCTGTCCTATGACAAGTCGGAAGAGGCGTACAACACTGCAGTGTCCAAGCTGCCACCGCTGGAAACTCCCGGGCTTGATGAAGCTCAGCAGGGCGAGATAGGCAACTCGCTCAAGCGTATGCAGTTGGGCGGTCTTGATCGCGTGCGCGAAGCCTCGGCAAAGGGACGCATCCAGTCGGCCCAGTCCGATCTGGTGGCACGTATGGACATGTTGGGCAAGGACGCTGCAATGCCCGGGGCGGACGTCTCACAGATCAACGCCCGCATGGACGCCGAGGATATCGACGTTGCCGGGCGCCTGGCGTTTGGTGAAGCGTGGGCCAGCAAGAAGCAGGAATTCAAGGACAACAACTGGTCGACCCACGCAACCCAGCGCGTGATCGAGGCGCGGGAAAGCCTTGGCAGCCTCCAAAAGGTCGAGCACGACCTCACCGCAGCGGATGGCTTCTACGCGCAGAAGCTGGATCCGGAGAAGCGCAACCAGTTGCTCAACACCGTGAGCGGCCGAATCTTCCAGGTGAAGGAGCACCAGCAGCGCCAGGCCGAGATGCGCGAGATGAAGGCCGAGCGCGTGCTTAATCAGATGGATCGGCAGGCGGCTACCGGCATTCCTCCTACGCCGGCAGATCAGCAGCGCTGGAAATCTGCACTGTCCGGCACGTCCATGGCTGGTGAGTACAGCACTCGAATCGGTGAGATGAACGTAGTGCAGGGCCTGCTGCGGCAGCCTTTGGCGGTTCAACAGCAGTACATCGAGCGCAAGCGCTTCGAGATGGCCAAGAACGGCGCCAGCGTCACCGAGCAAGCAAACGTCAGTCGCCTACAAACCGCCGTCGACAACAACATCAAGCTGCTGCGCGAAAACCCGCTCACCTTCAACGCCATGCGCACCGGCGTTGACGTTGAGCCGTTGGACGTTTCGGGCATCGCCACGCCGGAAGGGAAGGTAAAGCTCGGTGAGCAGATCGCCAACCGCTTCGACGTGGTCAACTCCGTGCGCAAGGCCTACGGTCCAGAGGTGGCGCGTAGTCCGTGGAAGCCGGAAGAGCAGCAGATGCTGGCGTCGGTACTCGCGCAGGCAGACGACGGCACCAAGTTGCAACTGTTCGGCGCCATCGCTGCTGCATCACCTTCCGGCTCCGACTATGCCGCTGCCATCAAGCCGCTTGCCGCCGATCAACCGATCACCGTGCTGGCCGGCATGGCTCAGTTCCGCGAGCTGAAAGGCGTGGACGGCACCAATGTTCCCCAGACCCTGCTGGCCGGGGACAAGGTGCTGAAGGACAAGTCCACCCCCATGCCCAAGGATTCCTACTTCCGCACGGCGTTCGATGAACATGCAGGCGTTGCCCTTGCACCTGGTACGCCGCAGCGCGAGCAGGCTTATCTGGCGTTCAAGTCCCTGTATGCAGGCACCGCCGCAGCAAAAGGCCTGCAATATGAGGATGGTGACGACCTCGACAGCAAGACCGCGCAGGCGGCGTTCGATATGGCGACTGGCGGCGTAACCGAGCGCGGCGGGGCCAAGGTCATCAAGCCCTACAACATGCCGGACAGGGATTTCGACAATGCCGTCGATGTCCAGTTGCAGGGACTTTCCGAGCGCACCAAGTTCCCGGTTGGCCAGCTCGAAGACATGCCGCTGTCACCGGTACCGGGCAAGGAGGGGTCTTACTACCTGCTCAACGCGGGTCGTGTGCAGATCGACCCAACGACCAAAGAACCGATGGTGGTGAAAATCAAATGAGCTGGCTAGACGGGATGGTCGAAGAGAGCGAAGCCGCGAGCCAGGATCAACGCTTGGGGCGGACTGAGGATAAGCCTGCGCCGGGTGTTTTCACTGGCGCCTATGACGCACTGGGCCAAGGCCTGGTGCGTGGCGGCATCGAAGCCGTGAACACCGCCAAGTCTCTGGTGGTGCAGGCGGCTGGTGCTGATCAAACGATGAATCTGGGACTGAGCGGAATGGTGCTGGATGGCCAGGACGCCGAGCAGCAGATAGACCAGATCACCACCGACACCGAGCGCCGGGCCAATGAGATCGGCAAGGACACAGCTCAGGCTGTGGAGTTGCTGCGCCCAGACCCCACAGAGGTTGGCATCGTTGGGCAGATCCTTGGCGAGGCTGCCGCTGTTCTCCCGCGTACGGTTGTCGGTGCGGTGACTGCTGGCCCTTTGGGAGCTGCGGTTGCTGCTGGCGCCCCTGCCGGTTACGCCGGTAAGCAGGAAGCCACGGCCGAGGGCATCGACGAGGCGACCGCCTACGGCAAAGGCGCTATCGACGCGCTGACCATTGGCGTCGGTGCGGTGCTGCCGGCTGCACGCTTCGTCAAGCCGCTGCTCGGTGATGCCGCAATAGCTGTGGGCGCGAACGTTGGATTGGGTATTGCGGGGCGCAGCGCTACCGCCGCTTTGCTTGAGAACGGCGGCTACCACTTGCAGGCGGCTCAGTATCAGGCGCTCGACAGCACCGCTATTGCCACTGATGCGATTCTCGGCGCGGCATTCTTCGGCATTGGTCGCGCAGGCCTTCGCCGCCCGACCACTACGCAGGTCGACGCCGCGCTGTCCGAACGCACGTTTCAGCACGCCGATATCGACACTGCACCAGGCGCGGCGATCAACCCGCAATCTGCCGTTGCGCACCAGGACGCAATCCGTACCGCCATCGCTCAACTGAGCCGGGGTGAAAAGGTAGTGCTGCCTGAGAGCATCCACTCAGCCGAGTTCATGCGTGAAGCGGACGCCGCCCCGGTGATGGCGCCAAGCCGCGATGTTGCGCTGGCCACCGCCCGACAGGATCTGGAGCCAGCATTGCGCACTGAGCTGGAGCAGGAAGCCGCCGGCATTCTGCCAAACGTGAAGGACGTGAAAACCGAGCTGTCCTCCGTGGCCCGCAGCATTGAGGGGCTGGAAGACACCTTCCGCGCTCGAGCAAAAGACTTCCAGCAGCAAGGCCAGGGCCGCAAGCGTGCCGAACAGTCAGCACGCCAAGCGATCGAGGCTGAGCGTATGGCACTGACCGATCGTCAATCTGCGCTGACTGACAGCCTGACCGGCAACCGTTCCGCTGAACTGGCGCGGGGCGATCTGGCGGCCATGGATCGTGGCGAGGTTCCGGCGCGCTTTCAGGATCGAGTGAAGGGCAGGGCTGATGCCATCGTGCAGGGCTTCAACAAGACGCCGCTCGCCGCCGGCGTGATAGAGGCCAACACCAAGTTGACCATGGCCCAGACGGCACAGCAGGAAATCCGCCGTATCCTTGACGATATCGAACGCGCCGAACCGACGTTACAGGCCAAGCCGCTTGATATTCCCGCCTCAAAAAATGTTGGAAAACCGGAAACGTCGGCGCAGGCCGATGCATCAAAACCCACCAAAAGCGGATCGGAACCCGCGAAACCTGCATCAGAAAGCCCTGAAACTGAATCACCAGCGGGCAAACCTGCATCAGATCCAGAGTTGCAGGTTGCCGACGAGATCCTGAGCCGCATGGATGACATGCGACTGTCCACTGGCGCGATGGACGCCGACGGCAACCCGATCACCGTTTCTGCGCGGGAGCTGCTGGCGCAGGCCGATGCCGATATCGCCCGCGCGCAGGAGGAATCCAAAGGCTTCGCCGCTGCTGCTGCTTGCTTCTTGCAGCGAGGTATTGATTGAATGCTGGAAATTGAGGAAGGAACTCTGGAGTGAAAGCATTCAATTTCCCAAGACCGATAAACCGGATCGGATTCGTCGTCTTTTGCATCGGCCTGCTGATGCTCACTGTTTCATATCTCTCTACCGCCGATTTCAGATACGACAGTGTGAGGTTCGCCAGTTATTACAAGCTTATGGAGAGCAACGCTCGCGAATGGTGGCAGCATGTTTTCAGGATGGGCATTCCGGTAGCTTTCGTCGGTGCCTGGGTCGCGTGGTTTTTTGATCCTACGCTTGGACGCGTAGCGCGCTGGATTAGATCCGGCAATTGGAGAGATTCTAAATAGTCGGGAAACCGTCTACCCCCCGCCCATAGGCTTGCCTCCATTCCCACAGGAGGCAGGCCATGCGCGCCGAATGCATTCAAGCCGTCACCCAGGCCATCGGCCGATCCCTCACCCAACCAGAAATCCAAGGCATCGAGGACAGGTTGCGCCGCAACATGCGTCAGCTCGCCCAGACCGACCCCGCTTGGCAATCCAAAACTGCCGTTGACCGTCTCAACGAGGCCGCAACCAAGGCCGCGAAGGAGCTGGTAGACGAGCAGCAGCTCAAGAAAAAGCGCGTGGCCCTGACGATCATGGCTCACGACCGCATCGACAGTTACATGAAGCGATTCCCGGATCAGCCGCTCGAAGGCCTTGACCGGTTGCTGGCGTTCTCCAGTGACGGCAAGAGCGGGATCTTGTCCATTGAGTCTGCCACTCGCGCGATCCGCGACGACTCGCTCAGCCGCATGCTGGACGTCATCGACGTCACTAAAGGCAAGTTCATGGGGCTGTTTCAGAACGAGGCCGGCAACCTGGCACTGGTGCGCGAGCTGCACGGCGAAGATTCAGGCGTGCCAGAGGCAAAGGTTGCAGCCAAGCAGTTCAAGGACGTCACTGAGCAACTGCGTCAGCGCTTCAACCGCGCCGGCGGCGACGTTGGCTTTCTGGATGATTGGGCCATGCCGCGCGATCACTCGCAGGTCAAAGTCGCGAAGGACCAGGCCAAGTGGGTTGGCGACCATATCCAGTGGGCGAACCGTGCCAAGTACATGAAGGAAGACGGCTCGCCAATGAACGACGCGGAGCTGACCGACTTTCTCAACCATGCATGGCAGACGCTTGCCACCGGCGGCGTCAACAAGCTGGAACCGGGCAACGTCGCCGGCAACGGCATGCGCGCCAACCGTGGGAGCGAATCGCGCCAGATCCATTACAAGGACGCCGAGTCGTTCATTGCCGCCCAGAAGGCCTACGGCGAGCGCAACCTGCTCGAGCTGCTGATCGGGCATATCGACCGCGCGGCCCGAGATATCTCGCTTGTGGAAAACCTCGGCCCGAACCCGAACAACCAGTTGCGCTACTTCCTCGACGAAGGCCAGAAGGTGACGGACATGGCCGATCCTAAGAAGTCCGAAAAGACCGCGAAGCAGCGCCGTAAGATCGAACACCTTTACGAAGAGGTTGCCGGTACCCGCGAGCCGCCGGCGTCACCCGCGCTTGCCAATGGCTTCGATACCTACCGGGCGCTCAACGTGGCCAGCCGCTTGGGTTCTGCCGTGCTGACCTCCATCACTGACCAGGGCACGCTGGGGCTGACCGCCTCAATGAACGGCATGCCGGTGATGAAGGTGTTCGCCAATGAGATTCGTATGCTCAATCCAGCCAGCGCCGGGGATCGTCGAGCCGCACAGCGCGCTGGCCTTGGCCTGAATCAGTTGATCGGCAGCCTGAACCGGTGGGGCGCTGATGGTCTGGGTACAACTGAACAGATATCTGGCCGCGTCTCGAAGTTCTCACAGACCGCCGCCAGCAAGGTCATGCAGGCCTCGGGCTTGAACGCATTGACCGCCGGCACGCAGCGCGCATTCGGCGCCACGATGATGGACACCATCGGCGATATGTCCCGCCGTCACCCAACCATTGCGGCGCTGGATCCCGCTGACAGCAAACGCCTGCTCGGGCAGGGTGTTACAGAGACTGACTGGTCCGTGTGGCGCCTGGCGCAGCCAGAGGACTGGCGCGGCGTCGGCGACACAGTGCTGACGGCGAACAGCATCTACCGCATTCCTAACGCCGATCTGGTGCCACTGGCACAGCAACTCAGCACAACCCCGCAGCGATTGAAGGATCAGGCCGCCACCAAGCTGCTGGGCACCGTGCTGGATGAAACCAACATGGCAATCATTGAGCCGGGCGCGCGCGAGAAGGCACTCATGCACGGAGGCGTTGAACGCGGCACCTGGAAGGGAGAGCTACAGCGGTCGTTCTGGCAGTTCAAAAGCTTCTCGATCGCCATGATGATGCGCCACATCCGGCGCGGCATGGCACAAGAAGGATGGGGAAAGGCCGGTTACATCGGCACGCTGGTCGCGTCGACCACTGTGCTCGGCGGTATGGCTATTCAGCTCGGTGAGATCGCTGCCGGCAGGGATCCCAAGGACATCACCGACGACGAAAAGCTCGGTGTGCCCGGCCTACGGTTCGGCATTGCCTCTTTCCTCAAGGGCGGCGCGCTTGGCCTTTACGGAGACTTCCTGTTTTCCGACACCTCCCAGGGTGGGCAGTCGTTCATCGGCGCCATTGGCGGCCCGATTGCTGGCGATATCGAAGCCTTGTCGAAACTCAAGGGGAACGCTGCTGACGGCAAGGGCAGTCAGGTCGGCGGCAATCTCGTTCGCTTCGCCAAGTCACACACGCCAGCAGCAAACCTCTGGTACACCCGCGCCGCGACTGACCACCTGATATTCAACCAACTGCAGGATTACTTTTCGCCCGGGTACCTGCGCCGGATGAAGCAGCGCGCCCGCAAGGAGTTCAAGCAGTCGTACTGGTGGGAACCGGGCGACACCACACCAGATCGCGCCCCGAACCTTGGCGCCGCTGTAGGAGTGAAATGATGCGTGACGACCAGATCACCCGCTTACAGGCACTCAGCGAAAGGCTGGGCGAAGTCGTTATCAACGAAGTCGACCCGCACAACTGGCCCGGCGATGGGAAGACACCGGCCGAGCTGACACAGGAGGAACGCGGCAACCGGTATTGGTGCAAGAAGAACGCCGCCGCCACGATGACCCTGCTGCTCAAGGTCGTAAACATCGCCGGCGTGATGAATCGGCAGAAGCCTGCACCGGATGCTGGGCACTCCATCGATGAGCTGGATGGCGAGCTGGCCGCCGCCGAGCGTGAGGCACAGGCCATCATCGAGCGGATGCAGAAGGCCGGGAATGTCCACTGACAAGGAAAAGAAAGTCAGCCTGCTGGTCTTCTTCCTGATATGGGCAAAGCGGATGCGGTGGCAGGTCCCGGACATTCACGTCCGGGCGTTGATCTGGCTGGAGGCCAAAGAGTCTCTGGCCGTTTTGCGTTGCTTCCGGGGCTTCGGCAAGTCCACGTTGCTGGCGATCTACAACGCTTGGCTCTACTACAAGGATCCAACCTACCGAATCCTGCACCAATCCGAATCCGACCCCACGGCCTACAAGACGAGCCGTGACACACAGAACGTCATTCGCAATCACCCGCTGACCCGCCACCTGTTACCGCCCAATCAGGGCACGGTTGAGCAGTGGTGGGTTGAGGGCGCTGCCGACTTCCGTAACGCCAGCATGTTCGCCAAGGGCATCTTGTCGAACGTAACGTCTGCGCGTGCTGATGAATGCCAGAACGATGACGTTGAGGTGCCGCGCAACATCCAGACCCCAGAGGCACGGGAGAAACTGCGCTACCGCCTCGGCGAGCAGACGCACATCCTGGTGCCCGGTGGCAGCAAGCTGTACATCGGCACTCCGCACACGCATGACAGCCTGTACGACGAACTCGAAAGCATGGGCGCCGATTGCCTGACCATCCGGATGTTTGCCCAGGAACATCGGATTGACGACGCCAAGCTCAACGCCTACGACGTGCCATTTGTGCCCGACGTGGTGTTTTCCGGCATCGGCAAGCACGCTCGCGTACTGGTGGCCGGCAAGGACTATCAGGTCACCAAGACCGGGATCGCCTTCTTCGTGCCGCCCGGCACATTGGTGGACTGCTACGCCGGCAGCGCCTGGCCTGAACGCTTCGACATGGCCACGCTGGAGACTCGGCGCCGTGAAACCCGCACCATCAACGAATGGGATTCGCAGTACCAGCTCCACTCAAAGCCTGTCACGGAAGTGCGCCTAGACCCGGCGCGGATCATCCCGTACGACACGGAAATCACCATGCGGCACGCCAACGGCGCCGTCGGCATGTTCCTCGGCTCTACGCAAATCGTCGGCGCGGTGGCCTATTGGGATTGCTCGCTGGGCAAGGTGAAGTCTGACGCCTCGGCGTTCTCCCTGATTCTCACGGACACGCCGGGCCAGCTTTACTGGCACGTCGCGGAGGAAATGACGGGCGAGCTCGCCGAGTTCGATGCCAGAAACAGGATCATTGGTGGCCAGGTGCACCAGGTGCGCGAACTGGTCATCAAGTACCAGATCCCGCGCGTCATCGTAGAAACCAACGGCCCGGGCGGCTTCGTGCCAAACATCCTCAAGCAGGCGCTCAAGGGCACCGGGTGCGGGGTAGGGGAGGAATACTCGAGCGCGAACAAGCAGAAACGGATTCTCGATGGTTTCGAATCACCACTCTCCGCCCGATTCCTATGGGCGCACATGCGCGTACTGAAAGGCCCGGTGTGGGATCAGATGCGCGACTTCAACCCGGCACTGACCAATCAAGACGATGACTTTATCGACTCCGGCGCCGGCGCAATCACCGCCACGCCAGTGCGTATCGGTCGAATAGTCGGGAAACCGACAGAGGTGCAGCGTGACGATTGGCGCCCAGACGCGGGCGTGCACGAAGTGCAGGTTGAATACTGAGCCCGCCACCACCAAGGGGCGCAGTATGTCAGTTCAAGAAGGTCCAGATTTCAAGCGGTACGCCGCGAACGGGACGTCACTCACCTTCGCCATTCCGTTTCTGTTGCTCAGCGCCTCTGACCTTGTGGTAACCCTCGACGGGTACGTGCTGACTACTGGCTTCGTCCTGGCCAATGTGGGCGGCGTCAACGCTTCCGCAACGTTCAGCACTGCGCCGATTGGCGATCTGTTGTTTCAATCCAAGATCAGTTTCCAGCGCCTTGTCGATTACCAGGACAACGGCGACCTGCTGTCGCCGACCCTGAACCGTGACTTTGACCGTCTGTGGTTGGCGCTCAAGGGCATCCGACGCGATTCGGGCCGCGCCATCACGGTCAGTCTGTTGGAGCCTGAAGGTGTTCCGCCTCTCCCGCCAGCGAGCGCGCGCATCAATCAGATGATGGGCTTCGACTCTGTTGGCAATCCTGTTGTGGTGGCGCCGGCAAGCGGCTCGGCAAACGAACTGGGCATCCTGTTGCAGGACACCATTGATCCGTTCAACGGTGACTACAAAATCGGCGTGCGACAGGCCACACCCAACGCCGTCGGCATCTCCCAGCACGCAGTCAACTTGCAAACCGTATCCTTGCAGATGTACGGGGCGAAGGACGACTGGAACGGCACCACCGGCACCAACTGCGCCACGGCAATTGCCAACATCGTCGCCGACTTCCCCAATGGCTGCCGCATCCGCGCCCCGAGGACAGTTGGCGGCAGCGGCATCTACTACATCAACGGATCTGCCGGCTCTGCTGATATGTCGAAGTACGTCCTCGACACCGATCCTGACGTATCTTTCTGGCACGTTGGCACGAACACCCACTTGATCGGCCCAGGCCTGCGCACCACTCGCTCCGTATCAATCTACCGCGCGACCCTCGGTTACACGTACTACCTCAGCGCAACGCCTTACGGCGATGTTGCGGGCAAGCCTTATGTTCTGTCGGCTGCCGATGGTGAGGCGCCAATCGTAGAGCGGATCATCACTTCGGCCACGAACACCATGCAGTTCAAGGCGGTGAGCTTTTCGACTGGAGCGCTGACGGACGCTGCGGCATCCACGGATGGCAACTTCGCCAACTTTGGGAATATCTCGGGAACCGGCTTTACCGTTGGCTCTGTAGCGATTCGCCCTGGGCAGGAGGTTCACGCTCAAATCACGCTCCCGAGCAACTTCGGTAAGGTTTGCGCCTACGTTGAAACCGAGGGTGGGTGGGTCATTTTCGCCCAAGACGCAATCACCGGCGGGGTGATCACTCGCTACGTCTTCCTTGAAGGTTTCGCCATCCAGTCAACGAACATCGGCTCGCCTTTTTCGGATGCTCCGGCGTACAACCTTGCAGTTGCCACGCTCGGGATCAAGGTGCATGGCGTTCGGTCATTCTCCGTCCTTTTAAACCACGTAGAGGTGGCGAGGATGGATGAGCAGAATCTGACGTCCGACATCCTTCGCGCTGGTTGGGGCGCCGGACAGGTGAGCAACACGAACCCGGCTTACATCTCCCATCCATCGCGAATCCGCAACAACCGTACATATGGCATGCGCCCGCTGAAGGTCGTGATTGCTGGCGACTCGACGTCGGACAAGGTCAACCCTTTCTCAATGGTCAACCATATGCGCCGTACGGCATCAGGCGTTGGCGGGATTCAGTTCAAGCTGATCCGCAACCAGGCAATTGCTGGGCAAACCGCGCTCCAGCAGCGCGACATCATCAACGCGACCGACTACCAAGCTCTTGGCGGCTTCGATTACATGCTGGTCGACGTCGGCATCAACGATATCGGCGGCGGCTCCACGGCTACCGACTTCATCACCGCCATTGTCGACATCATCAACCGCTGCGCGACGTTCAACATCATCCCGCTGATCGGCATCCCTGCGATGTTCTACGATCAGGCGTCGGCCGCTCCTTACGGACAGACAGGGCAGGGAACCGCCAACGCTGACCGAGGCGCACCTTACCGACTTCCACTGCTGCGCAAGCTGGCAGAGCTGAACGTACAGGCCGTGATACTGCCGATTCAGGACATGGGCGCAATTCTTCCGAGCAGCCTTGCCAATCCAGACTTGAACCCTGTCGTGCAGGACAACGTGCACCAGTCGAACTGGGGCGGTGAACTGAAGGGGATGGCATGGGCTAAGGCCTTGATTGGCTACATGTACGCCCGTGTACGCAAGGACATTGCCTACCGCACTATCAAGGCGTCATGGATTCCCGCAGCGATCCAGGCTACCTACGGGAATCTCGTCAAGCCAGCCTTCGGCATCAATGGCGACACCTTCTACATGGGTAACGCCTTGAACATGCCCGCCGGCGTGTCGAGCACCCCAGGGCCCGAGGTTCCGCCCTTCGGCACCAAAGTCATTCAATTGCCTGCGACGTATGGGCCGCCGAATCAGCGCTTTATCTGGCTGCCTGCCGGCGTGACGAATGGCAACTGGACGCTGCAAGTCCTGATGCGCTTTGACCAGGACGGAGCCATTTACACGCAGCGTTCTACACCGACTGCCGTGTACGTGGATTTCTCTTCTGTCTCTTGGCCACTCCCGAATTGATCCACTACCAACAACATCAACTGCCTGGAAGGGTGACCAATTGAACAATGTAGAGCGGCGCCCCGAGGGCGGAAGAAATCAAGGCGACCGGATCGGCGCACTTGAGCAGGACATGAAGGTGGTGCGGCATCGCCTGGATACCTGGGATCGACGGCACGAAAACTCACCGGAGCGCCTGACGAAGCTGGAACAGCAGTTTGAGCACCAGTCGGACAAGCTCGATGATCTGGAAACGGGGATCGAGAACATCAATAAAGCCATAGGCCGTATGGGAACCAAAATCACCTACGGCCTCGGCGCAGCCGCTGCAATTATGGTCATGTTCGACAAGATCTGGCCGATTATTTCCAAGGGGTTGGGGTCATGAAACCGGTGTCTACGTGGCGTAAATGGTGGAAGAAATACAGCACCTGGCTGGCGTTATCGCTGCCGGCGCTGACCGTGGCTCGCGAGGCGCTGCCCAACCTGCAAGAGCTGATCCCGCTGCCTCAGTACAAGCTGATCGCCGGGGTACTGGGGTTTGTCATCGTTGTGGCCGTGAACATCAAACAGAACTCTGTGTCGGGGGTGAACGATGAATCGGGCAAGGCTCAGTAAGCAGCTCGGCGTCGATGAAGGGCGCAAGCGTCGGATCTACCGGGACACCGTCGGCAAGTTGACTGTAGGCGTCGGGCGCAACATCGAGGATCGCGGTCTGCGTGACGATGAAATCGACCTGATGCTCTCGAACGATATCGACGAGGCCCTAGGCACGGCCCGAGCGCTGTTGCCCAACTTCGACAAACTCGACGAGGTGCGTCAAGAGGTGGTGGTGAACATGGCGTTCAACCTTGGCATGACGCGGCTGGGCGGCTTCCGTAAGTTCCTGGCTGCGCTCAACGCCTTCAACTACGCCCGTGCTGCTGACGAAATGGAAAGCTCGGCGTGGTTCAAGCAGGTCGGTGATCGGGCCAAGCGGTTGGTATACGCCATGCGCGAGGGGAAATTCCAATGAGCCTTGCAGCCATCATCTCGCTGATTGCCGGCTTCGTCCTGCTGCTGGTAGGTGGTGTGGCAGGCCGGGCCTCTGGCAAAGCTGCCGGGCGCAAGGAAGGCGCCGAGGCTGCGAAGGTCGAGCAAACATCAATTCAGAACGAAGCGGCGGCCCAGTCCGCTATGGAGCGCACCCGTGTTGAAACTGAAATCAATGCTGGCACTGACGATGATCTTGATGCTCGGCTGCAAAAGCACGACCGGCCTGGTTGATACCGCGTGCACTTGGGTGAAGCCCATCACCACCACTGCGACAGAGCGCAAGGTGATGACCCGGGAGACAAAGGTGCAGATCGCAGCCCACAATGACCTGTACGATAGCCATTGTGCCGCGCCGAAGTGAGGGCCAGCGCACCACAAAAAGTACAGTAGTTAGCACATTGGCTATGATGGCTGCCTGTAAGCCACTGAAAACATTGGATGTTATGCGTCAAATTAGGTTCCGGCTTCGGGCACCATCTTAAATCAAGGGTTTGCGGGCGAATGCTGATGCAAACCCTTGTTTGTTTCCGGTCCGCAATTTCGACAGTGGTCCGCAATTCACTTCGTGGGCATGACTCTTTTGCCCTTGCGATTTCGAATGTACTGCTCGGTCATCACGACAGTGGTATGCCCAGGTTGATCCTTGGCCTGCATGATATCGCCACTCGATTCCGCCTTGTCGGTGCCAGCCTTGGCGCGCAGATCGCGCATTTGGAACTCGGCCTTTTCAACTCCAGCGGCCTCCCGGGCCACATCAAACCGCCTCCGCAACATTGCCTCCGTCATCGGAGTGCCATCCTCTGTCACGATCAGCCGCGTCGAGTGGACCTTGTGCCCAGCTTGACGGGCCATGATTCGATCAATCAAAACCTTCAGCTCGCCAATGACCTCGATTCGCCGTTTGGCCTTCGTTTTTCCAATCAGCTCGTCGCGAATGGACGATTCGCCGCTACTAACAAATGGTATTGAGCTGTCGATGATACCTGCGAAAATCTGGACTGGACTAAAGCTCCGACACAGTCCGCTCATCAT